ACGAATACACAGAGCAGAGTTGTTGCTGTATGACGTTGTGGCTGTTCTGGGGTCATATACCTTTTTGCCTTCAACCACAGCCGTTATAAGCGGCACACCATTAGCAAACACATCTTGGTCATATTCATACCTGACGTACAGATAGGCTATCCCAAAGCCCTTAAAATTGCTGTCTACGCTGGTTTCAGATACAAGGTCACTGTCTGCTGTAGTCTGTGAACCATCATGCTTCTTAATGCGGATCTTATTCTGCCAAGTATCGCCAGTGACAAGATTGTTCCCATCAATACTGACAACCTCATCATTTATGTAGATGTCGCCAATGCTGTTTACTTCGTGACCCGCAAGCACAATAACTTGATGCAGATATGTATTATCTGTGCCAGTGGCTTCATAGAAGGTAACAACACCACCCTTACGAACTTTACCATATACAAAGTCTTGTGCAGCAGCAGCTTCACGGCTGTTGACCAGGATACTGCCAGAGCTTGCCTGTCCTAAGTCTGGCTTAGGCATCAAGGACATATATGCCCAAGAGGTTACTGCACTTACAGCTACATAAGTTCCAACTGTAATCGCTGCCGCTGTTAAGCCCGTAGCACCAGTTGCACTTATTATATAAGCAGCTATGGCATCTGGCATTCTAGGAACTCTATCCCAGCTATTCCAGTTTTTTATTGTGTAATCACCTAGCCTGTATTTGCTCATATCTCTTTAACCCATGCTTGGTGAATATAATCTAAGGGCAAATATAGCACACCTTCCTTTGATAAGAAAACAGCCTTAGTGCCTGTGCATATTCCCATTGCTACCCCTATAATCCATCTACTAGCTTGCTTAGTTGTAACAAGCGCCCCCAATGGCGGCACATACTCTACTCTTTTCAACTTACTATCTACTGCTTCCGTAAATGTCGAAAAGCCAAACTCTTTTTTAAGCGTGTCTCTCTTAGGGTTCTGTGAATATCTCCCAAGCCAATCATCAGCCCAGCCTTCATTATACATGGCCTTGTAAGCGTTATTGGTAAAGGTGAGGCAGTCATTCTTGCCCCATTCAAAAGAAATATCACTTACTGACTTCAAGTAGCGATTTAAGCTCTCTCTCTGCCCCATACGACATCCTTATCTTGTAGGTCAGCAACAAATGAAAAGAACGTATCGCCAGAATGACGGGAAATATGGTTTTCATGGGTGTATCTGCGATTGCTGGCTTTTTCTAAGCGTATCAGCTTACTTTCAACCGCAACAGTAATAACACTTGTTTCACCACTATCCTCAATGCTCATGGTGTTCATAACACCGCTGAATACTTCTATAGGTGATGATGTATCTGTAGTGCCAAAATAAACCTTAGCTTCACGCCTTTGATATGGCTCAGTCAATGCAATAGAAACCAAGCTAGAAGGCACACCAGATAACGTTAGAGTTATGTTTTTCGCTGATAAATCATTGACCTCTTCAAGACCACCAATGGAAAGCAAGTTTCCAGATCCAGTATATGTATCAACGCCAATGGTCAGATCACCGTAGCCCGTCCATAAACGAACTGGTGACGTATCAAAATCAAGCTCAACCGCATAATATGGCTGAACCTCTGGTTGGCTAAGCGCCGTAAGCAGCGCTGATGGTACTGTGCGGCTCATACTGCTTCTATCGCTCCGAATGTTATCCCATATATGCTGGCTTCATTTATGCTAAATGATTGCTCATTGCCTGCTAGTCTAAAGATCCCCTGAGCGCTCTGCACAGTAACAGCAGCATCGTCTGCTATACTGGTGCGCACATTAGGCCAAACATCTACTGTAGCGCTCCCTGTGCCATCCGTATCAACATCATTCAGCACCTTGAATAACTGACGATTTACGCCTGTGCCAATCTCCATATAATCGCCAGCCTTGAGATAATCAGTCTGACTTGCTGGTGCGCTGTCTATGGCAATCGTATCACCAGATGATACAGCGCCATCAACTAAGATTGTATCGGTATCACGCGCTGATCCTAGTGGCATAGTCGCGGCTGGATCACCAAGATAAAACGTGCCTAGCTGGCCCTTCAGCGAAATGAGCCAAGCTACCCATCTCTCCGCGTCTTCGCGCTTCATGGATGGCAATGTAACATCTGCCTGCCAAGCCTTACCAGCATAAGCGTGAGCCTGACCCGCGAAGGTAAACGGCGATCTGCTATATGCAACTGCATTAGTCGCCCTTAGTTCGATCTGAGATATGCCCGTATGCGTAGGCAGCGCTAAAGGATAACTGATAGCCATTATGCAAATGCCCTTCCATATGATCCACCACGCCGCTTGGCGTCTACTACAGCAGCCTTAGCACTGTCTGCTATCTGTGGCATTAACTGCTTAATCTCAGCACGTACAGTTTGCTGTACGCCTGTGGAGACGTTGATTGTTTGGTTGACTACTACGCCGCCACCGCCAAGCTGATTGTTTGGCACGACTTGAGCGTTGCGGCTTGGAACGATAAGCTCTGGGCCACGCTCGCCAACCATGTAGGGTCTCCCGCCAGACACAGGGCCACCCATTGCTCTCTTGCCGAAAAGACCCATTATTCCGCCAACGATACCCGTGCCTTGACCAGTCGCAGCATCGAAGCTGCCAACCATTCGCTGAACTACGAGCACTCTATACAATTGTCGAATAATGTCAGTTGCCATAGCCCTGAATGCATCTTCAACAGTCTTAGTTCTATCAGCTATACCCATTAAAGCATCTTCCATGCTTGTTTTCATAGTATCTGCTATTGATTGAGTAGCTTTCTGAGCGTCTTTTAATGCTTGTGCAGCTTCTTCTGTTGTGGCTGCAGTTCGTGTAAAGTAGTCATTTATGTCAATGAATTTAATATTATTCATTGCATCTGACATAACTTTCAAGCCAGTATTAGCATTGTCAATTCTTTTACCAGTAAAATGTATCGCGCTGTTTAAGCTTTGTATGAGCACGTCATAATCTTGAACTGCTGTTGTGGGATCATCACCAGGAACAGGAGATAGAAATCCGGGTGCAGCGCTTCCTGATGTTAAGTCTTTCATTTGCTGAAAGGCTTTTTGTATTTGTCTAACGCCTTTCTCGACATTTAAATTAAATAAGTGGAAACGATCTCCCATCACATTAAGTTCTGCCTTAAATGCAGCGCCTAAAGCTCCAATGCCAGCAACTAAATACTGAAACCCATTGATTATCTTATTAGCGCCAAAAATAAGACCATCAACTAATAGTCCAAATGCATACTTAATACCATCGAACAAAGGTTGAAGAGGCTTGAGCGAAACCAAAATATCAGATCCAAACTTCTTGAAATCGAATGATGTCTCTGAAGCACCTTTACCCATTAACGCTATGGCACCACCAACGGCAACTAACGCACCAACAATCATACCTTTAGGACCAAATATAGAGGCAAGTTGAGGACCTTGCATCGTCATAATCCTAAGGGCGTCAGTACCCATAGATGCTTGCACAGCAATATCTTGAAACTGCAAAGAAGCCATACCAAGATTACGAGTTAGATTACCCTGCGCTCTTGCTACATTTCTATTTGCTGCAGTATAACGGCCCATGCTGCCAGTAGCTTGCTTCATGGTCTTATCAACCCTACCAAGCTGCTGCTGCACTTTCTTCATCTCAGGAACAGCATTCCCGACAGCATTCATCTCAAACGTGAGCTTTTCAACTGCCATTTTTTTCGCGCTCCTGCTTTATATTAAAGTATGCGATCCATTCATAATACTCTGAAAGGCTTATTTCTTCAACCTCTGAAATAGTCTTGTGTAAGTGTTCAGCGAGGTTGATCAGACTATATCTAAATGGATCGCTTCTTAGTTTTTTTCATGTTCCTCTGCAGACATAGTCTCGAATATTGATCCAAAGACCTTAGCGATAACGTTAATTGTTTCTCGCATTAATATTGGCTTGTCTTCCAGGGTGAAGGCACTATCGCCTTTTTGATCTTGACATTTATCTATTATCATGTCAACCATGCCAGACATTGTAGGAGTATTCAAAAAGTCCTTATGCTTTCGCTGAACTTTTTCAATGTCTTTAGCAGATACCTCGTGGAAATAAAGGCGAAGAGGATTATCCTCATCGCCCCATTCATCCACATCAACAAAGCCTCGCTCTTTTTCTGCACGTTTGGCCGCAATGCGTTTCGCTAATGACATATTTTACACCGTTGATGCTGTTAATGCACCTGAGCCCTGGACAGTAATAGATGCCTCAACGAGTCCGTCAAATGACGATGAGCGTGTAACACCTGTTACTATGGCAGAGCCAGTGTAATATGTGTCACCTGCTGTATCTCCTTCAGGATAAACATTTAGCGTTACAGATGCACCAATAGTTAGAGCTCCCTGACCAGCAGTATCTGTTTCATCCCAGAAAACATCAACTGATCCAGTAAATGTTGTCAAAGAGGATTTATACGTGCGAGCAGTGTCGCCCATCGTAGTGTCTTCAAGAGTATCCGCTGTTTCTTCTAAGCTGAAAGAACGAATTTCTGCAATTGCGTCAGAACCGACCTTCACAGTTCCTTCGCTACCCGCGTGAGTTGCCATAGTAAAGTCTCCTTATCTGGCCGTTTCTACATCATTTATAGCCGTATCATATCGCACATCGAATGTAAGCTTCGCAGAACCAATAGGTTGCTCAGCCTCTCCTGAGAAATTAATCTCAGTATTCGCTAACACAGCTGACTTCGCAAGACCATTAACGTTGAAGTCATTGGCTATTGCCTCCTCGATCTGAACAGCTATTGCGTCCACATCATTATCAAAATTACTTGTGCCTCTTACATATGCATCAACTTCAATGGATACTACACGAGCAGAAGTTTTCAACCCCATTGTTTGAAGTGCAGATGTTTCTGAACCAGCATATACAATGACAGCAGGTAAGTCTGCTTCAGTGAGTGAATAAACCCTACTTCCATAAACTCTATTGCTTACAAGTGTCACTCCTGAATTAAGCACAGACACAATACGCTCTCTTATCTGTTGCCTAACATGAGCCACTATGATTTCTCCAACTGAATAACAGTCACGCCAGTTCCATCGTGGATCCAGGCACGCACATAATAGGTAACTGCGTTGATAATCATAGATTGATTATAAGCTATGCTCGGTAAATCAGTGGTTCTACATGTCAGTCTAGGCTGCTCTTCATGCACTGATACATAGCCACCAGTTTCCACTGGCACTGTTTCATTATCAAATACACCATTGATGCTGCCACCGTTATAGGTCACTGCGGTAGCAAATTCATCAACATTAAGTATATTTGTTAGATCATCAGCAAGTGGCAGAGCCATTATCGTCAGCCTTCTCTTCTACATAGGGCTTTGCATATCCGCGTTCTATTAACTTCTTAGCGACCTTATCATCAACAGTGTGGCTAGCATTGGCCTTACCACGTTTCGATCCCCAGGGTGCATCTTTTAATAACGTAATCTTCACTTCTTAGCTCTCGTTGCCTTAGGCTTTGCAGCCCGATCAGTTGGAGCTTTCACCGGCTTAGGCTCAGGAGCATTGTCAATGCGCCCATATCCTTTTAACGCAGTCGCTTCATCTGCGCCTAACTCAACTATGTCACCGGCTTTTCTAGCTTGACCAGCAGCAACACAGGATTTCAGGATAATATATTTCATCTTTAGCCCCTTATTGGAAAGGAGGGCCAAGTGGCCCTCCCAAGTTAGCACTCTTATGCACCGTCATTGTTGAATGCAAAGCTTACTGCGTGACGTACAGCTACGTCTACAGTTTGCAGTGCAACAATCCGTACTGTGCCTGAGCTAGACGCAGTGTATGGATCTACAACGATGTCCAAACCGCCATACATGCCGATCAGCAAGTCAGCAAAGTTGCCGAAATACAGATCACCAGCAGTGACTTGGTTTGATACGATTGCATTGTAGCCGTTCATTGATCCATCTGGAGCAACTACGAACTGGCCTGAACCAGCGTCTTTCACAGTTGTCTTCAACGCACCGTACATGCTGGCTGGCAGGATGTAAGCCAAGTTGCCTTGCAGAGCGTTGTCTTCTGCTACCGCAGTTTCCATCGCTACAACTTCAGCAAATGTTGGGTTAGCTGCTGCAAAGTCAGTTGGTGTGTTGATGCCTGATGTGTTCTTCACACCAGTTGGCTGACCAGATGATCCTGTTCCAGCCAATGCACCCAGATCAATCGCAAGAGCGATAGAAGCTGTCAGATCATTACGCACCAGTGCTTCAACATCCAAAGATGATTGCTGCATCATAAGGCGTGTGATGTCTGTATGTGCGCCCAATACTTTAGGTGCCATAGTGACCTGACCAACAGTTGGCTCGCTTTCGCCAGATGCGCCACCCTCAGATGAAATCCAACCAGCAGATGATGCGGCTGTTTTCTTCGGGATCTTCACGTTGCCTGACAAGCCTGTCAGCATTGTTGCACCAGCTTGCATAACTGATGAAGCATTCCGCAATACGTCGATGAAATCGCCGCCACGGAAATCGTCAGCAATGATGCCAGCA